AACGGGAAAGGGACTCCGCCAGAAAATCCAAAGGTAACGAACCTAAAGGTTTTTCAGGGTGGCAAAAAATCTCAGTTGACTCCGGAACAAATGGATACGTTAAAGAAGGAATTGGAAGAATATAAAATTGTTTCTCCTTCTTTAAGGAGCGATAAAGATCCTGGGTTTCAGAGAGTAGCAGAAGCTTTAATTGCGTGTGATGGTTTTGTTATGAAAACAGCTATCCGTCTTAAAATTAGTTTCTCCAGATTGAAAAAGTTAATAGAGAAAAATCCAAAGTTAAAATCCATCTGTTTAGAATCAACAGAATCTTTACTTGATTTAGCAGAAAGTAAGCTAAGGATTGCCATAGCCAAAGGAGAGTCATGGGGAATAATTTTTGCTCTGAAATGTAAAGGCAGGCAGCGTGGTTGGATTGAAACAGGAGAATTTTCTGCTGGAGAAGAAAAGCCTGTGACGTTTAATTATCAAACGGAAGTGCCGGAAGGATTTAAATTAGTAATGGTAAAAGATGAAGAAAATAAAGAGGTGGCTAATTAATGTCAGAATTTGTTATGCCTAAAAGGCCAAGAGGTCGTCCAAAAAGTAAACCAGCAAACAAGAAGATTTTTAAAAGACCGAAGGGACGCCCAAAGAAATCAGAGAGTGCAAAAACTAATGCTGTTAAAACTACTGTAATTTTTAATTGGACAAGACAAGCTAAAGAACAGATTGTTATTAATAGAGGAGGTCGTGGAAGTTCAAAAAGTGTTAGTGTTGCCCAATTATTGGTTGAATATTTTTTTACCATACCAAATATCAGAATACTTATTCTTAGAAAAACACAACCAAGTTTACGAATCAGCGTTATTCCTTTAATATATGGATTAATTGATTCCTATAATTTACGATCAAGAATAGTAGAAGAAAAAGTAGACCGCAATATTTGGAGTCCGGTTAAAGGGCTTATTCATTTTGGTGGTTTGGATGATCCAGAGAAGGTTAAGAGCTCAGACTGGAATATAATCTGGTGTGAGGAAGCTACAGAATTCACTTACGAAGATTTTATTAATTTGAAAATGTTGTTAAGATCTCCTGTCCGTAATAATATTCGCAATAAAATTTATATGTCTCTTAATCCCATTGATGAATATCACTTTATAAAAGAAAAGATACTGAGTAACTCTAGTGAAGATGTTGTTGATATTCATTCTACATATTTGCACAATCCTTTTTTGTCTAATGATTATAGGCAGACAATCGAATCATTACAATACCAGAATCAGAACTTTTATAGAATATTTGCTTTAGGAGAGTGGGGTAGGTTAGAGCACCTTATTTATTCTAACTGGGAATCTGTTCCTTTCCTGTATGATAAGGGACAAGAAATATATGGATTAGATTTTGGATTTGTAAATCCTACTGCTTTGGTTAGAGTACAAGTAGATGATAAAGATATAGGCGTAGAAGAAAAATTATATGAGTCTGGATTGACCAACCAAACCCTTATTCAAAGGCTTGGTCAACTGATCCCTCTTGAAAAGAGAGGACATAGTATTATTTATGCAGATTCTGAGGATCTGAATAGAATACAGGAAATAAGGGAATCTGGTTTTTGGATAGTTCCAGTTACTAAAGGACCAAATAGTGTGGTTTCTGGAATAAATTATTTGAAATCTTGTAGAATCCATATCACACAAGGTAGTGATAATTTAATTAAAGAAATTAGAGGATATAGCAATAAGGTCGATAAAAATGGAAGGGTATATGAGGAACCAGTTAAGTTTGCCGACCATTTGATGGATGCTATGAGATATGCTGTTTTTTCATTTCACAAAGAAGGGAGAGATTCTCCTGAGTCCTCTTTTTTTAAATCAGTTTAAATTAAAAATATATTTAGGAGATAAATAAAATGGTATTAGGAACTATGATAAAAGAATTTACTGGATTATTCAAAGGAAATATTTCTGAAGATGTTTTAAGTCATGTGAACCAAGCACCAGTTGATCCTAGAGCATCTCAAATGATAATTCTTCCTTGGCAATCAGGTAGGGAAGTGGTTTCTTCCGATGATTTTAATAGGCTGGTTGCTGCTTATAAATCCTGGGTATATGCTTGCGTTAATAAAAATTCAACATTTGTAGCGAATGCTAATCTTAGATTATACGCTACGACTCCAGATAAAAGTAAAAAGTTTTTGATTAAGACAAAATCATTGTCTCCGAAGCAAATTAAGAGGATTGAATCTTTTCCACATTTGTCCCCATTTATTAGGAAAGCGGTAAAAATAGAAGAAGTTTTGGAACACCCATTTTATGAGGTTATGAAAAATGTAAATTCTGTTACAAATAGATTTGATTTGTGGGAATCAACAGAACAGTTTTTAGAACTGACAGGGAATGCTTTTTGGTTTGTTCCTAAAAACGCTTTAGGAGTTCCAGCCGAAATATGGAACATTCCACCTCAGTATATGACTATTGCAGTAGATAGGGCTAGATTTATATTAGGGTATGTTTTTAAAAGAGGTACATATCAGATCCCTTTTGAGTATGATGAAATTATACATTTTAAGTTTTCATCTCCGAGCAATCAATTATGGGGAACAGGCCCGCTTGCTGCTGTTTATGAAACTTATAGTTATGATCAGAGTATCAGGGATTTTGAACACACTCTAATGAATAATATGGGTCGTCCCGAAGCAGTAATTGAGACCCAGCAAATAGTTGGACCAGATGTATTTAGTCGATTCAAAGAGGAATGGACTCAGAATTATTCAGGTAAAAATAGAGTGGGTAAAACAATAATCTTAGAACAGGGCCTTACATATAAACCAATAACTCTGTCGCCAAAAGAAATGAATTATGTTATTGGTAGAAAAATGAATAGGGAAGAAATAGCTGCTATATTTGGAGTCCCTATGTCCAAGTTAACAACAGAATCTGTTAATCTTGCTAATGCTGAAATAGGAGAAACCCAGTACACAAGAGATACTATTGAACCAAGGCTTAGAAGAATTGAAGAAAAGTTAAATGAACGACTTATGCCTATGTATGCAAATAATTTATTTGTGGCTTATGATTCTACTGTTCCAGATGATAATAAGTTTATTCAATCAGAGAGAGAATCAAGATTAAGAACTTATATGACAAGTATAAATGAAGAAAGAGAAGCAGATGGGAGGGAACCTGTAGATTGGGGTAATGTCCCTTTAGTCTCTGCTGGTATTGGTCCGTTAGGGAGTCAACAGCAGGATCAAGAATATTCCGATGATTATTTAATGCAATTTACTAATAATGTCGTTAAAAGAGTTAGAGAAGATGTTCTTAAAAAATCACAATAGATTTTTTAAATTTATATATAATATAAATAGGAAATAGATTTTTTGGAGGATATTGATGTCGGATAATTTAAAAGTTTTTGCTGGTAAAATTATTGAAATGGCAAAACAGCAAGGATTTGGATTAACGGAAATTTTTCAAAGTTTGGTATATGTTTCTAATCCAGATATGCTAAAGGCAAATAAAGAAAAAGTTAAAAATAAAGTTAAGTCCGAAAAGGAAAAGATTATATTAGCTAATGATGAAGTCCCAGGTTGTAAGGCTTGAGGAGATTGATTAATACCAAGTTTGGTATAGGATTATTTTAAAACAAACGAAAAGGAATTTTTTAATGTATTACTTGATTAATAATTGGGTAGGCGAATTTAAGGAATTTTCTGATATTGCCGAATTTAAAAAAGAGTTAGAAGAGATATTTGATGAAATAGATAATCCTTCAGCTTCAGAATTTTATAAGAGTATTCGAGTGATCGAAGGTAGGGAGATGAAGATAGAGATTATAAAAAAAGAAATTGAGATTAATTTAATTTAAAGGAGAATTTATGGAAGATGAAGAGACAAAAAGAATGGGGAATGATGGTTTTGTTGGATTTGTTTGACTGTGATGTTGCTACAATAAGAAATTACAAAAAATTAAAAGATTTTCCTGCTATCCTTTGTAAAGAAATAGATATGCAGCCATTTGGACCGGCTCAAATTAAAAGATTTGGGAAGGGAAATTTAGAAGGTTATTCTGTTTTTCAATTCATAGAAACATCAACAATAGTTATCCATAATGATGAACCTGGAAATAGACTATTTATTGATGTTTTTTCTTGTAAACGATTTGATCCAGATAAAGTAATAGAATTGAGTAAGAGTTATTTTGGGTCATTAACAGTTTCTGCTAAAATAATTATGAGAGGTGTAAGAAGCGGAGTTGGATGATGCAATATTTTTTCTCTTCTTTTTGGGTATTGTTATATTTTTTAGGTATGGTAGTATCTGATGGATTTTGGCAGATATTTTTTGCTATTATATTCCCTCCTGTTTCTTGGATATTTGCTATTAGGTGGTTTGTAGCATGTTAATTGTTTATTTAAATAATACGCCAGTATCGCATAGTGGACGATTGCGCTCGCCTTGTAAGCGAGAGGAGTAATCCCACGCAGGTTCGAATCCTGCTACTGGCTCCAATTTTAAAAAGGATATATTGAAGTATGACTTTTTGTAAATTATGCGATAAAACTGTATGCTGTGATTTTTGTAAATATTTTGATTATATCTCAGCAGATAGAAAAGAATTGCAAACCATTAAAAAATATGGTTGGTGTTCTTTTCATAGTAAGGAAACAGATCCAGAAAGTAGTTGTGAAAATTTTTATTGTTGCCATTTAGAGGAAAGAGAATAGATGAAAGTTGTTAAAGATTTTTCATTCCATGAATGGCTAGTTTATAAAACCCTAAATATGCTTAAAGGCCAGCATCATTTGACCTTTAGAGAAATAGCAGTAGGAATAAAATTATTAAGGTCTGACTCGAAAGGAGATGTCGTTATTCAACCAGAATTTAAAAGAGATTTAGTTAGGAGTGGCACTCCGATAGAATAGAAAATAAGGAATCAGATTCGAGATGATTATAACAAAGAAAAAATTATTTAAATATTTATTAGCATCTAAGGATTTTGAGAATCTTATTGCTGATTTGGTTATACAGGAAATAAACAAAGGCAAAGTTTTTGTAATAAAAAAGATAGATCCTGGTGAATATGAAGAAATGTTTATTTCTTTTGCAGATAAGAAAGAAGTAAAGTTTAAGCCTATAGTGGCTAAGTTTTTTAAGGATCAGAAAGAAGCCGTATTAAAAAGTTTACAGAAAAAATCGTTTACTCCGATAATAAAAGCTAATAAGTATGAGGGATGGGTATTCCCTAATAGGGAGGATTGGATAGAAAGGTTAGCCAAGGAAGAAGAAGATTTTATAAGAGAAATTTATGAACAGTTCGGTAAAAAGATTTGGGATGAACTGAAGTTTGTTGTTGTTCCTGATGCATTACAAGGTTCTTTTGATGTAACAAGCAAAGGACTTCAAAAATATTTCCAGGATTATTCTTTTAAATTTTCAAATGATATTCAGAACGTAACAGAAGGAGAAATTGAAAATATTATCCAAGGTATAATTGAGGACGGGGTGAAACAGGGTTGGTCTAATGATGTTATAGCAGCAAATATAGAAGATAAAGTTGGTAGAAAATATGATGATTGGGAAGATTATAGATCT